AAGTATGGGATATCATTTATTTTATACAAAGAACCCAAAACGCAAGTTTATCATGAGTAGATATCAAGTTCCACAAGACAATCGTCGCGCTTGTTTATGCCGTGACGGAAGTTATTCAACCAAATGTTGCAATGCAGACGATTATTTTGCACAAGGTATTGGAAGCATCCACAAGGGTGAAACCGATTCCGCGGGTACAATTATCGAAGTTGATACGACACGAACAATCACAAGGTCAAACGGTTAAAAATACAACAAAACAAATCCTTAATTATTATTAATATATGAATTCAAACGATATGATAAATCAAATCAAGACGTTGCTTGGCATGGAAACAAAACTTGCACAAGCAAAACTGGAAAACGGTACGGTCATTGAGGCCGAAGAAATGGCTGAAGGAAACGAAGTTTTCATCGTGACCGAAGAAGAACGAATTGCAATGCCGGTTGGTGAATACCAACTTGAAGACGGATCAGTTTTGATCGTTGAAGAAGAAGGAATCATTGCATCCGTTGGTGCGGCTGAAGAAGCACCGGAAGAAGAAGTTGAAGCATCTGAAGAAGTTGCTGAAGAAATTTCTGAAGAATTATCTGAAGAATCAACTGAAGAAGTTGAACTTGAAGAAAAAGAAGAAATGGGGTACGCGACAAAAGAAGAACTTGCCGAAGTAAAAGACATGATTGAAGAAATCAAGGCAATGATCAAGGACAAGGAAGAAATGTCGGAAGAACCACAAGAAGAAGTAAAAGAAGAATTGTCAGCAGTTGAAAAGGTTACACACAACCCCGAAACTGAAGAAAAGAAAATCAATTTCTTATATGGTCAATCACGTCCACAAAATACAATGGATCGCGTGATGGCAAAAATTTCACAAATCAAAAAATAAATCTTAAAATCAATCAATAACTAGTTATGGCTACATCTACATCAATCACGACTTCTTATAATGGCGAGTTTGCCGGTGAGTACATCGCGGCTGCCTTATTAAGTGGTTCAACAATTGAAAACGGTTTAATCACCGTTAAACCAAACGTGAAGCACAAAGAAGTGCTTAAAAAAGTAAGCACCGACGGAATCTTAAAAGATGCGTCTTGTGATTTTACTGCGACATCAACATTGACATTGACTGAACGTGTTCTTAATCCAAAAGAACTTCAAGTCAACCTTCAATTGTGTAAAAAAGATTTCCGTGGTGACTGGGAAGCAATTCAAATGGGAATGAGCGCTCACGATACACTTCCACCTTCATTTGCTGACTTCTTAATCGGACACGTTGCAGCAAAAGTTGCTCAAAAGATCGAACAAAACATTTGGGTTGGTGACGAATCAAATTCGGGTGAATTCAACGGTTTCAGCGAAATCATTGCTGGTGACGCAAACCTTCCAGCGGCACAAGAAATTGCTGGTACAACCGTAACGGCTTCAAACGTTATCGCTCAATTAGGAAGCATTGTGGATGCAATTCCTTCAACATTATATGGAAGTGAAGACCTTTACATCTACGTTTCACAAAACATCGCCCGTGCTTATGTACGTGCATTAGGTGGATTTAGTGTTGCGGCTACTTCAAATTCCGGGGTTGGCGCACAAGGAACACAATGGTGGAACGGTGGTGCATTATCATTCGACGGTGTGAAAATCGCAGTTGCCAATGGTCTTGCAGACAACACGGCAATGGCCGCTGAAAAATCAAACTTATTCTTCGGAACTGGTTTATTAAGCGACCACAACTTGGTGAAAGTTCTTGACATGGCTGACCTTGACGGTTCTGACAACGTACGTGTAATCCTTCGCGCAACTGGTGGAGTGAACTACGCAATCGCTGAAGATATCGTGACTTACGGAATCACAAATTCCGCGAACTAATAATAATTAATCAATGAAAAAGGGGTGGGCGATCCAAACGGTTCACCCGCCTTTTTTTTTATAAAAAAATAAAAATATGGCTTGCGATTTAAGTTTAGGACGAAAACTTCCATGTAAGGACGTAGTTGGTGGGATTAAGGCGGTTTATTTTACAGATTTCGGTGATTACGGAACAGTAACGCAAACCGACGACGAGATCACCGATATGGACGGGACGTTTACGGCTTACAAATATGAATTAAAGGGAAATTCTTCCTTTGAACAAACATTCACGGCATCACGTGAAAATGGTACGGTGTTTTTTGAACAAACATTGAATTTGACTTTGACTAAATTGTCAAAAGAAGACAACAAAGAATTGAAACTTCTTGCATACGGAAGACCACACGTTGCGGTTGAAGATTACAACGGAAATGTTTTCGTGATGGGTCTTGAACACGGTGCTGAAGTTACTGGGGGTACAATTTCAACTGGAGCAGCCATGGGTGACGCTTCAGCTTACACGTTGACATTGTCAGCACAAGAATTGAAACCAGCAAACTTTGTTGATTCACCAACTGCGGCTGACCCATTTGATGGAATGGCAAGTGCAACGGTGACCGTTACTGAAGGAACTAATTCATAAGAATTTTTTCATTTGATTTAAGAAGGGTGTCCGATTGGATGCCCTTTTTTATTATAACAAATTGAAGGGTTTTTTATTATATAAATATGATAATCTTACAAGAATCCGGATCGTCACAAACGATAAATTTCATCCCGAGGGAATATACCCAAGGGACGACATACAACATCAAGATTGTAAACGAATCGACAAACGCCGAAGTGTACAATGAAGACGTGACGTCATTCACCGAAAATCTTTATTATTATCAATATTCCGACACGTTCAGTTTAAAAGAAGACACGTTTTATCTTTTGACAATAACATCGTCGGAAATCGTGTACAAGGACAAAATATTTTGCACAAATCAAACCGTTTCAAGTTATTCGGTCAATGATGCTGAATATACGCCACACACCACAGAAAATGAATTTATATTCTTATAATGGATACACACATCATAAATTTATCGTCTTACGTCAAACCCAAGGTCATTGAAGACAAAAGAAAAGATTGGGTTGCTTACGGCGAGGACAACGATTACTATTCGTATTTGATTGATTTATTTATCAATTCAACGACAAACAACGCAATCATTACGGGTATTTCAAACATGATATTTGGAAAAGGGGTTGACGCACTTGATTCATCAAGCAAACCGGATCAATATGCAGCCATGAAATCAATCTTTTCCGATTCATGTATGCGTAAGGTCATCTTGGATTTTAAAATGCTTGGTGAGGCTTCATTTCAAGTCTTATACCGAAATGGCAAGGTTGTCAAGTCTGAACATTTTCCACGTCAAACATTACGTGCAGAAAAGATGAACGAAGACGGTCAGATTGAGGCATATTATTATCACCCAAAATGGAAGGAAGTAAAACCTTCCGACAAACCAAAAAGAATCGCGGCATTTGGATTTGGTAATGGAAAAGAACCGGAAATCAAAATAATCAAAAGATATGTGTCCGGTTACGATTATTATTGTCCCCAAGATTACGAAACGGCATACGCTGAACTTGAATGCGAAATTTCTGACTTCTTAATCAATGACGTCAAGAATTCATTTTCGGGAACTAAGGTTGTAAACTTCAACAATGGAACACCCGACATGGAACAACAACTTCGCATCAAAAATGACGTGATGAATAAACTCACCGGATCAAAGGGTGAAAAAGTGATTGTTTCATTCAACAACAACCAAGAATCAAAAACCACGGTTGACGACATAAGTTTAAATGACGCACCAAGTCATTACGAATACCTTTCAAGGGAATGTCAAAACAAACTTATCATTGCACACCGTGTGACGTCACCGCTTCTTTTAGGGATGCGAACTGAAAACAATGGTCTTGGATCAAATGCAGACGAAATAAAAACGGCTTCTTTGTTGTTTAATAGTGTCACAATAAGACCTTATCAAGACGTGATTTGTGATGCAATGGACGACATCCTTTCAGTCAACGATATATCCTTAAAATTATATTTCAAAACGCTTCAACCGTTGGAATTTATCGATCCAAGCAATGCAATAACCGACGAAGCACGTGAAGAAGAAACTGGTGTCAAATTATCAAGTGACGAACGTCCATTCTTAGATGACGACACGGCAAATGAAATTTGGGAAATGATCAAAGACTTGGGTGAGGACGAAAATCTTGAAGATTACGAACTTCTTGATGTTGACGACACCGAAGACGAACCCGAAGATTTTGACGTTGAATCGTATTTGAATGGATTACATTTATCCGCGACACAAGATTCGACACAAGATGACAAACGATATAAGGTTCGATATAAATACGTAAAAGGAACAAACAGAACACCCAAAGGTGAATCAAGACCATTTTGTGTGAATATGCTTAAAAATGGCAAAATATACCGCAAAGAAGATATCGGACAAATGTCAGCGCGTGGTGTTAACAAAGAACACGGTCACAAAGGTCAAAATTATTCATTATTTAAGTGGCAAGGTGGGGTGAATTGTTATCACCGATGGGAAAGACGTATTTACAAAAAACGATTAAAAAAAGACGGAACTGAATGGGGTGGCAACGCACTTGACGGAACTAAATTTGTAAACGTGAATCAAGCAGTTCGTGAAGGATTTAAACTTCCAAAAAACCCTAAAGAAGTGACGGAAGCAAATATCACAAGAACGGATCGCGGACATCACCCAAACTATAAAGGATAATGGCAAAAGGATTAATGATTTCACGGAAGGACTTGGTCAAATACACAAGTTTGAGCGGAAATATCGACACGGATAAATTCATTCAATATGTGCTTATCGCACAAGAAATCACCGTTCAACAATTGTTGGGAACGGACTTGTATGAAAAAATACAAGGTGACATTGAATCGTCTTCTTTGACTGGTGATTATTTGACGCTGGTAAATGATTATATCAAACCCGTTTTGATTCATGCCGCAGCGGTTCAATACATTCCTTTTGCATCATATACGTTCGGAAACAAGGGTGTTTTTAAACATACATCGGAAACCGGTGAAACGGTATCGAAGGAAGAAGTGGACTATTTGGTTGAAAAAGAACGCGACACAATGCAATTTTATGCCGACAGATTGATCGATCATTTAAGTTTCAACGCACCTTCTAAGTATCCGGAGTACAACACAAACACAAACGAAGACATTTCACCAATTACTGGACAATCGTACACGGGATGGGTATTGTAAAAACGTATAAACCAAAAGAAAAAAACGTCGTCAAATTAAAAACATTTTTGACTTCGTTATATAACAAAAACACAAAAAAGTGATTATATAAGTATGGCAACAATCAATGATTGGTATGGGGAAAACAACATTGGATGGGGTAAATCTTATTCCGAATCTTGGTGGGGTTCTGTTAATGAGATTAATTCTTGGGGTATTATTTACCCAGCAACCGCAGAAGGTTCAATCATATATGCTGACACAACACTTTTTACCGCCGACATGACTTCTTATACGGCTGACATTGGGGTTGATTCGGTTGATTTAACACCCCCAACAATTACGCTTATCGGGTTGTCAACGATTAATTTAACGGTTGGTGATTCTTACACAGATGCTGGTGCAACTGCGACAGAC